TATGGAAAGCCCCTTAAACACATATCTCCTCCGCCTGTCAAGCGGGCGATCGCCGCGCATTACACTTTGTTACAATTATCCCGCCCGCGGTGAGCAGCGGCATATCCGCCACACGTGCGGCAGATCAGCCAAGTGAAAGCGGGGCAGAAAAACCGGCTATTCGGATTGCTGTGTTGAATCGGCGTCAATCGCCACGCCGAAATATCGACGGACAGATCGGCTTTTCATGAGCGCGCACGCCAGCACCTCGACCGGGCCGGGAATGTCGCGCTCGCCCGCCTCCCATCGGCGCACGGTGCGTCCGCTCTCGACGTGCACCAGCTTCGCGAAACCCTCGGCACTGAGGCCGAGGGCGGTGCGGGCGGCGCGAAGAGCATCAGGGCTCATCGTCAGCCGTTTCCGTGAGGACAACATCCACAGGCGCGGACCAGTCGCACGCCTCACTGTCGTCTCCATAATCTTCGGGGTCACGCGCATCCCATTCTGCGGTTGTATCCCAGGCAACACGGTATTTGTTACCCGCCTCGTCAATCGCGTAAGCGTAGTAGCGCACTCCGCCATCGGTCCCGTAATTGCTGCAATATATATCGTCCGTGAGGCGATAGGTTTTGCCGCCGAATTCAACGCTACCGAAATCTGTTGCCATCGTCTTGATCTCCTGGCCGGGCACCATTGCCATGGCCATGCATCCTACATAGGGCCATTGGCCCTAAGTGTCAAGTGGGTTTTCAACACGATAATCCGCGTGGCCAAAGTATTCAACCAGCGCCGGCGTCAGCTTGGTTCAACGTCTATACAGTCTTAAAGCACTCTTGCATAACACTACATTCAGGTTTCATCACTCTAGCGCAAGTAAAGCAAGGAACAAATACTTTACCTAAACTTGCCCTATACTGTCTAGCCTGCCGCAACCAAGTATTATCGTTCATCTTATCGGCAAACGCGCAAGCCTGTTCTTCACTCCAAAAGTGTTTAACTCTACAAACGCTCCTCAAATCTACCACTATCCATTTATGTAATTTCAATTCCCTGTCAAATACTTTTTCGACTACATATACTCTTTCAAACTCATTACGATTATTTGCGTTCGGCATAATTTATTCTTCCCTATCTTTAATTCTCAAGCACATATACTGCACCGAAAGCGACTGGCTGAGTGCATCACTCAGTATTTCAACCGCCATAACTAGCACCACTAAAACAACACACGTCAGGGCAACCAGAGTAAACCATTTATCCCGTTCCGCATCAACCATCTTGCACTCTCCAATATAACCGGCTATCCACGCTATGCCTCAATTTCGAGGCGCAAACCAGAAAGGCTATAGACCATGGCACGCAATGCAACCGCAAAAACCATCACTGTTGAGCATGACAATGATGGGGTTGTTCCTGACGCGGAAGAAACCGGCGCTCAAAAACCAACCGATAACCGTAACGCCGTTGTTGCTTCGCGGGATGACATTCAATCGGCAGAGGAGGCTTTCCGCAAGGCTAACGAAATCATCAAGGAGGAGTTGGACAAGACTGTTGTAGAGGAGGCAGAAACACAGTCTGAGCGTGCCAAGATCACCATGCAAAGCCTTGGGAACCCTGCCGCCGTCAAGGGGGCTGCTGAGGGCTCTGTGATGGTTCTCGGCTACATTCGTGGCCAGATCACCGGCAAGCGCCCTGAGATGTTGCCTGACGGGAGCAAGACCTGGAGCCTCACCGGGGATTTCACGGCGCTGACGGCGGATGGTCGCAAGGAAATCAAGGCTGGCAGGCTGTTTTTCCCTGCCGGGATCATGGAGCGTTACATCGCGATAGTAGACGCCGGTCGTTTCGAGTATATCGCAGTTGAGGTTCGCAGCATCCCGGCTAAGAACGCTGCTGGCTACAGTTACGAGATTGTAAACGCTGCTGCTACTGTCAGGGATGAACGCGATAACCTGATGGCTGCAATCATTCAGCGCCGGATCAACGCGAATCGCGCGGCGGCGGCGGCGGCGGATGCAGCGCGTCAGGCTCACGCGGCGGTTTTGGCTGGTTCGAAAGTTCCGAGCCAGATTTCAGCCGGATAACCACACATTTTTTAAGTGGATTAACTAACTTGCAAGCCCTGAGTATCATTGCATACTCAGGGCGTTTTTTATTACGCCAAGGGGAGTTATTCTCCGGCCAGGGCGATAACGTCACGTGGTTTGCCCCCTCCAAGGATGAACAGGCCTGCGACCAGGAACACCAGCCCCACGATGAGCACGGCAACCTTGATTACGCCGTTTTCAGCCCAAGTTTCGAGTCCGGTGATCCAGCTCGCCGGATTGATCGATTGCAGCCATCCTGACGCGCCGTAGGGGTTTGCTTGAACATCCATAGGGTAGTCGGAACCCCCTGAAGGTCCGGTTGTGTAACTGGCTTGGCTTACGGGCACGCCTGAGCCGTTGAACCCTTGCCCATAGGTATTATTCGCTTGGTCGATCAGATTTTGATATGCGGCGGTTGGTGTAGCTGTTCCATTCAACCAATTTCCATACCCCGCATTATAGGCAGTTAAAGCACTGCCCCAGCTTCCCGTAGCGTTATATAAGGCAGCGTCATATTGTGCTGCGCTATCGATTTGCGCTTCTGGTGTGCTGGTATTGAGTGATCCCAAACCAAAGCCAGGATTTGCAGCGGTTGCCGGGGCGATTTGTGTCAGGCCACCGGGAGCGTTTGGGTTCCACGATGATTCAACGCCGATTTGCGAAAGGAACAGGCTCACCGGCACGCCATTAGCTTGTGCGGCTTGTTCCGCGTAGGAAACAAGATCGGGCGAAGCGTCAGGAAAAACCGACGAAACGGAACCATAATAATCTTGATTGGTTCCGCCGTTATCGATCCCGGTTGCGAGGAGTGAGCCTGACATTTGTAACGCCTTTACAATGTTTGATTATTTGAAGGCGTATCCTGAAAGGTTTGTGGCAGGGTATGCTGTTTTATTCGTTCCTACGCGAATTGACGTAGGGCGCACGAGACCCGGCACTGGCTTTGAAAGGCCGAACGGTTTTGATCCTGAGAAAGCAAACGGCCCGTATATTTTCCCTGCCTGTATCGGCGCGGGTGTATGCCCGGTTGTGCTGTTGCGGTGATAATTCGGCACATGAAATCCGCCAGTAGCGCCGATGGGAGCGGTGTTGAACGTCGCCATATTTGACCTTTCCTTTACTGTAGCTGAGCGTTTGCTTTCAATCCTTCGGCAAACCCCGTCAGGTTATTGACGTATTGTGAGATATACGATGGCAGCATCGCAATCATGCTGGCATAGTATCCGCTTTCTACGTTTGCCAACTGTTGATTATACGCCGCGATCATTTGATCCAGTGTGGCAAAGGAAGATTGGTTATTGCACCCGCACCCGCATGTGACACCGTTTCCAACATTGTATTGATTGGCGGGGGGTGCGGTGACATTGATAGAGGGCATGGTGAGTGCCGGAGACCAGATATTCGGCTGGTTCGGTGCAGAGGGCGATTGCAGCGATGGAGGCGGTTGAAGGCTTTGTTGCATAGCACCGTTTAGATACGCCAGCAACAGGATCAGAATAATGATCCCTATTGCCACGCCGATTTCCCAGCGTTCATTTATTTGTGCGGGTGTCAATTTCGCCATTAGAAAAGCATTCCCAAAAGGCCACCGGCCAAACCCGCGCCTGCGTTTATTCCAGTGCTGGCAAGCTGGTTATTGGAAATGGTTTCTTGCACGCCAGCGTTTGCTTGTGCAATGCCAAGTTGTGTTTGCGACGTAAACTTGGCGATTTGTTGCTCAGTTACCGCGTTTTGATTGGCGATATACTCATTTTGCTGAGCGTTTATATTGGCAATAGAAACGTTCGCGCCTGTTTCATACTGCGTTATTCCAAGTTCTGTTGCGGCTTGGATTGCTTGCGAAGTAGTAGAGGCTTGATCGTTTGCTTGCTGAATAGCAAGCGCTGTGGCGTTATTACTTGAATTGATGCTTTCCTGGCCTGAGATGTTGGCAAGCGTAGCCGTAAGAGTGGACGATATTTGCTGTGCTGCCGTTTGGGCATTTAATTGAGCCTGAGTGTTTGCGACACTTGCCTGAATATTCGCAACCGAAATGGTGCCATTGATCGAGTTCGATTGCGATTGCAAGCCTGCATTTATTTGCGCCATGGCAAGCGCCGATTGATCTTGTTCCTGTTGCAGCGCCAATGATGATGCAGCATTTGAGGAGCCGGATGAACCTCCGCTTGCCATGGAATAGGCGATATAGAGTAGACCGATGATGACGATACCGCCGGCAATCTCATACGGATGCTTTTTAACAAACGCTTCGATTTTCTTTGCGGTGCCACTATCGGCCATTTTGTTACTCTCCTAAAAGTATGCGGTATTTTCGCCTGGATTATAAAAGTTAGCAAGCAACGCTTGACTGTAGAGCGTGCCAGCGATGTTGCCCGGCCCTTGTGCGGGTCTGGTTGGAACAGACAGTTGCCAGTATGCCGGGTTGCCCTGGCAGATTTGCAACTGCATTTGGTTTGGCACGCCTTTGCCGCAGTAGAACAGGGCAGGCAGGCTGAAGGGATATACGAAGGCGTAGTCTTTTACCCCCGCGCCTAGATCACCCCGGTTGGTTGGAAATTGCGCGTAGGTAAACCCCGCGCTGGAGGGTTCGGCGTAGGTTGGCAAGACTTGCTTGCGCTGAGCCGCGCCGCGATACAGGCCTAACATCAGGTATTATACCCCCCGATTAGGTTGGTGCTAGGCATATTGCCGGTAACAGGCGATACGGCGGCTTCAAGGGCGGTAGCGAAGGCGTTTCCGCCAGCGCTGATGACTTGGCTTGTGTTCGCTTGCTTACTCACGATAACGGCGAGCGTAGCTGTTCCTACAATCGCCGTGCCGATTGCCACGATTCCGTCAGTTAGCGATGACATAGTGACTCCTAATATTGAGTAGGGCCAAGGGCGGTTTGCCCGATGGTATTGGACGCTAGCACATTGCCGGGATTAAAGGGAGCAAGGGAGAGCGTAGGGGTAGAGGAGGCAAGGCCACCGATGGGGGTAGCAGGCAGCGAACCCGAACCCGCGCCATTCATGGCTGCGGTTAATTCCGTGAAAAATCCTTGCCCGTTTTTATCATTGCTTATTAGGATCACCACTATAACAAGCAACAAAAAAGCGTCAGAAAGTTTCTTGAACGATGGGATATACCCCAATGCACCAATGAGAAAAAAGGCAAAAAGCCAGATACCGAAATTATTCTTGCCAGTGAAATCCTGCATCAAAAGGGAGCCGAGTTGTCCGGTAGTGCCGCGAAGGGCAGTTATTATCAGGATGACTGCAATAAATATCAGAACAAAGCCCATGATATTACTACCCTGTATTCGATGGTTGCTGCCCAACAAACAAAGATATGTAAGCCGGAAGCTGACCTTTGCAGGTTACGTAAACTAAAAACCCGATTATCATACAGGTAAACATTATTCCTGTCTGAGATAACCCCCCGGTTTGTGATACACCGGATGATATGAGTTTGCGGCTTACGTCGCCTGCGCTGGCCACGTCACATGCCTATTTTGCTGAGTGCCGATTGGCCGGGGGTAGGGTATTTCACCCCCACTAGATAGGCACCAATCAAGATCAGGCCTAGAAAAATCCAGTGTTGCATTTTCATGGTATTACGCTGCCTCCAAAATTGTCTCAGCGGTATCACGCACAACATGTTTCAGGATACGAGTCCAGAATATCGCGGCGCATGTTGCCAGAACGAGAAAAAGGGCAAGGTCTCCCACCGTGAGAGACCCTTGCGTGAGAGGCATGGTTGCCCAATTTTGCAACCGCGTAACCATACCGCCCTGGTTTGATTGATCCATGTGTCAGCCTCCAAACTTTGAAAGTGTGGATTAAGACCCTGGCAGAGATTGCGCCAGTTGGATTGTGTTTATCATGGCGAAATCTTCATAGCCCATAAGCACAACGGCTCCGCTGTTGACGGATGAGGGATTCAACACAAGTTGCAGGTTGCCGTATTGATTTGTGTTCAGCGGCATACGGCGCGTGTCAAGATAGTAGACGCCATCAGGGAAGTCTGTTCCCATCATGTCACGCGCCCAACTTTGCCAGAGATTTGCGTCTGTTTTTCGCATGAAGGTAAAGTTTGCAGCCTGCAACGCAAGATAGTTGATATCGCTGCCGACATTCAACGTTCCGCCGTTGTCATAGATCATGAACGTGGAAAGAAACTGCCGGAAATTGGAATAGGGAATAGGGAAATCATTGTTCGCCACGAGTCCGGTGAGAACAGTGGATTTCAATTCGTAAACGGTAGAAAGATCGAGGAGCGGCAGGATCGGCGCGCCGTTGCTGCCAACTGGCAGTTGGTCAAGATAGTCTTGATAGACCGTGACAGTAGCGTTGCCCCAGACAGGCGTTGTGCCTCCCTGGTAGACCGCGCTGGTAGGATCAACACCGCTGGCAACAAACGCATTTGTATTCAGATTGATTTGCAGGGTTGCGGTCGCGTTTGTCACCCCCATATAGACTGCTCCCCGCAAATCGTCTTTTGTATACGATACGGGCACGTAGTAGAGCATTTTCACGTTCGGCGTGCTGGGAGCCGTTGTTGGTAGTGTGGATGGAGCAGCAACCGTATTTTGCGCCCAATTTGGGCCATACGAGATGGGGCCGCCAACGCTGAAACCCCACGAATAGGGAGCCTGTTTCCTGATACTGTCCAAAAAGGCCACGTGCCAGCCTGTAGTTTGATGGCGCACGTTGTTATTCAGATCGTAAAATACGAAACTTGAAACAAGATTAGCCGGCCCGAACGCCGTCAAATTCGCCGTGCCTGATGCAACGCTCATGACTGCCGATACTTCTACCCAAAACCCCCTGAGCAATCCAACATTGCGCACTGGCACGTTGATACTCGATTGTGAGGCAAGCGTTGCTGTGCCGCTGTATATCTGTTGCACCATTTCCAGGGCTTGAGCCTGGATTGCAGCACGCGCCAACTGGTTTTGCTGTTGCACGCTCATTTGCTGTTGCGCGCCCTGGCTTCCTGACATACTGATATTCTCCTAAGAAGATTGATTGGTTTGGTTTTGGTGATATAGACGGCATACGTCTAAAATCACCCCGCCCAAAAATAGCATCGTCCAAACCGTAAGCCAGTTCAGAGGGTGCGCCATCAGGCGTGTATTAACGATTCCCATTTAAGGGTTCATCGCTCCGCCCTTCGCATTGTTTACAAACTTTGCGATGAGCAGAAAAATGAGGCAACCAATCAGCGCCATCAGCCAGATGGTCACCATATTGGTGGCACTCCATGTAAGTATATTTTCGTTGTCCATTACATGTGCCCTTATCCTTGACCGGGTGTAACCTAAAAGAAAGCGCGATTGCGATACTATACCGTTTTCACATACGTTTCAATTTCCTTCCTTGATGGGGTAGAGCCGCACGAAACGCGGCTTTTATTTTGGCGGCAGACGGGGCAGGCGTCAGAACCATGCCGCGATCTTTTGCGACCACGTAATATTGCGAGTGAAAATCTTGCATGGATGCTGCTAGCTTAAAGTTTTCACCCATATAGTTTTCAAGTTTTTTACGATCTTCCTTATTGTTCAAGTGAAAAACTTGGTAGTAATCAGCTTCGGAAAATACAAACTGCGTCAGCCATGCAGGGCGTTGCGACAAGATAATCATTGGGATGCGTTTAGATCTTCCCTGCGTGAGCAAGGCACGAAAAGCGGCGCTGTTACCTAGCATGTATCCTTCATCGATAAACAAACCAATATTTTCATGCGCCCATATACGCCACATATATTCTTCTACTGCATCGTTATCCGTTGGCATGGGATGCACGATATACAAGCCGGGTTTCGATGGTAGTTTGCCAAGTTTCAAATTCTGGGCGTTTATATCGTTAAGCAAATGATCCCTTTTGTAATCCAAAATAATCCATGGCATTGCATCAAAGTTACGCATTGCCAACTGCCAAGCGCCAGCCTGCGTTTTACCCGAACCTGTCCGGCCAACTATGACAAGGCGCTGATCATCACGTGGCTGGACAAATCCGGGTTTGTCAGAAACTTTGCTTAATGTGTCAGGCATTTGGGCTAAGCGGAAATCCAAAAACGTTCGCCGCGGGCGCTTGTTGCTGTGTCGATTGGCGCTGTTTTTGTTCCTTTTTCCTATCGTTCATAATCGCAAATGCGCGCGTTCCGTAGGTTCCCATAGCGATAACAGCCAGATTGCCCCAAGCAACCGTTTTCGGGTCCATAACCGAGTGTGGATAATGTTGCGCCACGTCCGCAATCCCCATTGCCAGGGCTTTGCACTCTGAAGGATCAAGTGCAAGCCGGGGTTCGCGGGTGAGAGCCGCAAGCATGGCGTGGATAGAAAGAAGCGCCGCTGAAACAGCGTCTACAGATAGTTTACTCGCCGTTTTGGTTTGCTGGGGGCGAGGTTCGGCGCTCCCGTTGCGCCGTCGCTTGTAGGGGGTGCCGTCTGCTTTTCTACCGAGGGGTGCGGCAGGATCGAAGTCGGTTCCAGCGCTTTCGGGGGTGTCGCTGGGGATGTCTGACTCGAAGCTGGGGGCGAAGGCGACGGGTTCGGTATCAGGGCTTGGAGCGTTGCCCCCAGAGATGAAAAGCCCGCTTGAAGGCTGGTTTGAAGGTCGCTTAGCCATGCTGGGGGTGCCTCTGTTGCTGGGGGTTTGGGGGGTTTGGGGGGTTCTGAAGGATCATCAACCATCGGCGCTAGCCTCCATCTTGCGAAGGGTGCCGGGGGTAAGCAGCATGGCTTCTAACCGGGCTATGCGCCTTTCGAGGGCTTCGATACGTTGCGAGTCGCTGATGGGAGCGGGCTCGCTGGCGTGATCATCCAAAACCTGTAGCAGAGTGCTGTCAGGGTGCAGGATCAAGGCACCGGCAGACCCGGCCGGAATAACGGCGCTGCCGACACCTTGCCGGTTGGTATGTCGCGTTGTTCTATTTTCCATGTGTCAAGGCTCCATCAGATTTCAGGCGCGTAGGTTCGGGCAGCATACCTTCTTCTTTAAGATTCTGCCACAAATACAGACTGTCGATCTTGCGGTGCAACAGCGCAAGGCTTTCCGCGTTTGCTTGCTGAGCCTTGTCGATCCTTTGCGCGGCTTCAACAAACTGCGCAAACTTCTCTTGCATTTCCTTGGCCGTAGCGAAAAGTTCATCCGGCTTCAGGCCAAGCATTGAAGCCAACATCATCATTGGTCCATTCACGGTTATATTCCTTTTTTCTAGGTTGCGGTTACGCCACCAAAAATAGTTGCGTATATATATCCCGTGCTTGGCGCAAGGCCAGTTGAAACCGTTCCACAAGAGATATTTATTTGACCACCTGACGTAGTTGTATAAACTTCCAAGCCCGTCAAGCTTAGAATGGTCAGTTGCTGCCGGGTTGCGTTAAGACCTGTATTGATCGTGGTTTTCACGATCAGGTTTGATCCATCATAAATACCTATTTCGATATTTTGGGGATCACCGGAAAAAGCCAGATTTGACGATATACCAATGATAATTCCGGTTATGCAAAAATAAGGTGATCCTGTAGCGATAGTGTGATAATTCGCGCCTCCCGCGTTTATCTGCCCGGTATAATAGTTGTTTCCGACAAAACGCGGTATCGGCACGTCACCGGACGAATTAGCATTGTCCAACGTGCGCAAACGGTTAGACGCAACGCAAGCGTCTAATGTCGCGTCCGTGACTACTAACGCTCCGCCTGAATAGGTCCCGCTGCCGCCACTACTGTTTCCACCGGTTGGCTGTATGAAAAAGTTTGTGATTTGAACAGTAACAACGGCAACACCGGTTGAAGCAAAGGTTAAGGTTGACATGCTCGGCGCAAGCAACGTTACAGTTTGCATGGCGCCTGCCGGAATCGTAATGACGTTACCTGAAATTGAAACGGTTATAGTAACAGGCTCACTATTTTCTGTGTTATTGACTATCGCTGATTGCAGCGATGACATTGCGCCTGAATACAAAAGTTGTTGCGTTTGCAAGACAAATTGATTGACGCTATTGGTAAAGTTCAACGTCAGAGGCAAAGTCTTTGGACCTTCAGCCGGTGAAGCACCCGGTATGGTTCCCAAAGGTTGCGGATTTGCTGATATGGTTTCAGACATGACGATTATTTGCCTCCAAAAACAGGAAAGTTTGGCGAACAAGGATCGAAACAGGGCAGAGATATTGCGGGCGGAAGCGCCAGAGGAACAGGGGGCGAAAGATTTAGGATATTCGCCAAACCGTTACCGATATACATATAACCAGAATTGACGGCGTTCGATGCTACCCAAAAAATACCGTCAGCATCGCACATGATCGCTGGCGCATTTCCATTATCTGACGTGGAATTATAGGACAATGCCGTTGCGGCGTTCGCCGATTGCGGGTCTAGTTTGATATCGTAATAGCCACTCCCATCGGGCGTTACGACGATTGCGTGACCAGAAACGTTTGATACCCATAAATATCCAAGAGTGCATAAAGCGTCACATACGCGCGGTGGATAAAGACCCGGTATCGTTGTAGGATCAACCTGCGTCAAATATTCTCCGCCTGTTTTTGGATCGGCAGAATAAAACCGGAAATATATCGGTGCCTCTACCCCATCCTGATACAGAGATAAGAAAGTATTTGCGGTGCCGTTCGCGTTGCACGCGGCACCAGCGTAATTATTTTTGATAGTAGAATTAAGGAAAGATGCTGATATGGTTTCATGCGTCGGGTCAAATGTCGCAGTGCTATCTATAGGCACCGCATCTGTGTATTGATAGCCTGAAGGTGATTTTGCCACTCCGCACATGACGCAAAGGTTGTTGGGAAAACCAGCAAAATAGGTAAATAACATAGTGTATTGTGTAATAGGAGCCTGCCCTGTTTCAGCCATTACACAGTTGAAACTATACCAATATCCCTCACCCATCGGCGGACCAACCGCGTTTGCGGCATAATTAAAAAGGTTTCTAGAAATGAGACCCAAATTGCTTGTCTCATTTGCAACCCCGCTAAAAACGGCGTTCCAATAATACAATTCACCGATCTGTGTATTGTTTACTTCCCCGTTATTTTCCATCTGAAATATTTGGTTACCGAAAAATTGAGGCGTATTAAAAGCCTGATATCTCAGGGTGTTATTTCCAAATGAAAATCCGTAGTAAGCATTGGCGGATAATATATAAAAGGGCGTAATATAAAGGGAGCCCGTGTTGCCTCCTATAGTGGCAGAATCTCCGTTATTCTGACTTATAGGGGAGCGTTTATTTGAAGTATAAGAAACGCATATGACTGGCACAAAACCAGTATTTGCGAACACAGCGTTAGACCCAGCATTTGGCGAGGGTGAAATAGTGTAAGGTGCATCGTAAATCGGCACCACTATTTGACCTAAATACACGATCAAAACAGTCGCCTTGACATGATCTGATGAGATGCTCACGATAACATGAAGGCGGCATGGGTGACCAGCCCATGCCGCCTAAAAGCGGCCAGAGAGCCTTGCCGGGCTTACTGGCGTAACCCTCGCTTTGCGGAGCGGAGAGTCATGTCTAATTCTAAAACACGTGGTAGTAAGCGTCAATCCACTTTAGCAGCCACAAAAAAGGCAGAGCTAAAAGCCCTTCGCCACGATCTGGCAATCCTGAGAAAAAAAGGTTTATTCAAAGGGTTTGCCCGATCAGCAAAAAACACCGCAAAAAACAAGAAACTTGTAAACGATTTTCGTGACGTGCTGGCTGGGACAGCAAGAGTCACAAAAGTAACAAAAAAAGACGCCTTGCGATTGCAAGAAACCTATAATGTAACGATAAAAAATGGCCGCGCCATTACGTCAAAACAGTATAATATCCGAAATGGACAGTTATACGCTGCCGGGTTCCGAAACGCCCGAATCATTCCGGTAAACCCTAACGATCTTGAAGGTTCCATTTATTACGCCTTTGAAGCGTTAAAACCAAAGGCCGGGCTTGCCATGCGCACCAATGGTTACGCTGGCTACGATATTTATTATTCGCCTGAAGATATGATCTTTGCTTTGAAAATGGATTACGCTGGATTGATAAAAGGCCTTCAGGCCAAAAATCCGCCGCGCCTGGAAATATTTGACCCACACAAGACTTTTCTGGAATATAGAAAAACCGTAGTGGAACAAAGGGAAAAACGAAAAGAAGAAAAAGAAAAGAAGCTGGACAGAACACGGAAAAAACTTAGGCAGCCAGGAAGAATCGACGCGTTGCGCCGGCGCTTTACGATGGGTGATTTCATGGATGAGATTGATCCCAGAATCGAAGAGTTGCGCCGGCGCTTTAAGATGGGTGATTTCATGGATGAGATTGATCCCGAATGAAACGCAAATCTGTCCTACCAATAGCGGTGATCGATGCTGAAACAGAAGGCTTTGGGGAACAACGGAACCTGAAACCGTTTGCGTGGGGGTTCTATGATGGCGCATACTTTAAGCGGTTTTGGGGCGATGATGCGACGCAACAACTACTCGCTTTCTTAAACGATATTCCGCCGCATCAAATATTCGCACATAATGGAGGGCGCTTTGATTTCATGTTTTTCATGGAGTGTCTCTCAGGCGCACCACTTATTATCGGCAATCGTATTGTCGATTGTTCCCTTGGTTGCCACACTCTTAGCGATAGTTTCGCACGGATTCCTGTTGCATTGGAGCGTTTCGGTGAGAAAATCACTATCGATTATCGAAAGTTTGAACGAGAGAAACGCGAAAATCCTGAAACAAAAAAGGAAATCCTAGAATACCTAGAACGAGACTGCCGCCTTTTATACAAGGTGATATTTAACTGGATCGAAGAAAACGGGCGGCAATCTAGCACCATGGCAAGCGCCGCGTTCAAAGATTGCCTTGCTAGTATGAATACACCCAAATTGAAAAAACGCCTGTCACCGCATCAAGATGAAAGAATGAGAACATTCTACTACGGCGGTAGAGTGCAACCGTTTGTCTCAGGCGTGCATAAAGCCGATCTAAAAAGCCTTGACGTTAACTCCATGTATCCACACGTCATGTGCGTTTACGACCATCCTTTATCTGCCGATCCTGCCGATTGGTTGCGCGAAAAAGACCTTCACCATGATACAGATTTTGCAGTCGTAACAGGATGGTCCAAAGGTGCGCTGCCTGTCCGTTCCACAACTGGCAAAGGTCTTCTTTTTCCTAGTGGATACGGAACCTTTTACGCTACAGGTCACGAAATACGGATGGCGATACATCATAGGCGCTTCAAGCTGGATCAAGTGTTGCACGCTCATAGATGCACCGTCAGAGGAGATTTCAGAAAGTTTATAGAGCCTGTTTACGCTCGTAGAATGGCGTATAAAGATACAGGCAATATAATGATGGTTGAATTCTGTAAGCTAACTATGAATGGTTCGTATGGAAAGTTTGCACTTAATCCACGCAAGTTTAAGGAATATATTTTCGTGCCTCCTCACCTTCGCGGTGATTATGAAACGTATATGAAAACTGACGGTGAAACGGGCAAGCAAACCCTTTGTATTTTAGTGGATGGAAAAGAATATCAGTGCTGCAAACCCGGTGCCGCTAATCAAATGTGGCGCTTTCAACGCGACCGTGACGATATAGAAAACAGCTTCCGAAACGTTGCGACCGCCGCCAGTATTACAGGCGCCGCACGCGCGCAATTACTTGACGGTTTATGCCGTAGTGAAAATATCGTTTATTGCGACACAGACAGTATCATCTGTGGCACTTCGCATGTGGAAATAAACGATAAACTTTTAGGGCACTGGAAAAATGAAGGTGCAGGAAACGAGATACTGATAGGAGGCAAAAAATTATACGCCTTGCTCGGTGAGGAGGCACAAACACAGAAAGATATTGCGGATCGAATCAAACGCTTTGGAGTGCCGGATGAAAAACTTGAACAGCGAATTAAACGCTTTGGAAAATCACAAAAGGCGATATGTGAAAAAATCAATCAACAAGCGATACGGACCATTAAACTCGCCTCCAAAGGCGCGCGACTCAATATTGACGAAATGCGACGAGTCGCCCTTGGTGAAACTATCGAATACACGCCGCTTGCTCCTACGTTCAATTTGTTTGGCGAACAAAACTATATACCACGAAACATCAGGCTAACTAACGCTGATCTTATCAAACCCTTTCCAAGCGAAATCACCAAACGCGACCTGAACGGCGGACTCGAAAGGATAGATGTGATATGAAAAAGTATGGTCTCTCCCAAGCACAAAATCCAAACTTTCAACCGTATGAACCCCTGACAAGAGAAAGAATAAACGATCTTCCTGTATGCCCTGACGCCGCTAGACAAGCCAGGAAACAAGCCTATGAACAACAAAGAAAAAACGTGACGCAACTCGATTTCAGATTACTATGGGGTCCGGAAATCGTCAGTAAAGGATTGAAACCGTGACACCCTTAGGTTTGGATCGACTCGCACGTGATGAAAACGAACCCCTGTATTTGGGAAATACACCCACGTCAGCCCTGATATGGGATATTTCCGCCTTGCCAATCGAACCTACAAACGATGGCTGCCCCACGGTAGGATTTGGCAGGAACCTTGTCGCAAACCCGCTGAGCAAATCCGAAAGTTTGCTGCTCCTCACAAACGATGTTGCGAAATGCGAAGCCGAAATATTCGCGGCGTTGCCCTGGATTGCCAACATTTCGCCAGTAGCGCGCGACGTGCTTACGATGATCCATTTCAACACCGGCAACGTGCTGGTTTGGCACGATACACTTGCCGCCCTGAGAGCCGGTGATACGAAATCCGCTGCCGCCGATCTGCTCAAATCAAAGGCTGCAAAAGAGTTACCAGAACGGTATAAGCGAATGAGTGATGCTCTCGCTGCCGGTAGCTGGCCTGCCAATATTTAACTAGCTGGATTTGAGTATGCCTATTCCACGCCGTTTGGATACCTTCGCGGAATGTGTATTAGGCATGAGAGGAGAATATATATACGTAGTCTATAACAGGCACCGAATAGATATGCTTGATATAGATGCAGAGATTTTGGCTTTTTCCATAATAGACTTGCTTACGCCTAGTGCTGAAAAACACCCGTCAGAAAGAAAGGTTGCAAACATGGACTGGATCAATCAAATCGGCTCCTGGCTTGGTCTTGTGGCCGCACCTGTTACCGCCGTGCTAGGCGTGCTGCACGCCAAAAATGCCGCGAAAATCGCCGGTATGTTTACGACTGCTGCCGCAGTCGCGCCGCAAATCGATCAGGTTGCCCAAGACGCTCAGAACCTTGCTCATGGTCAGTGGACACAAGCACTGCCCGATATGATCGCAGAAGCCATGTCCATCATGTCAACCGTGCAGCAAGGGCAAATCGGGGTGCTGTCTACCCCTGGAGGTTCTCTCGTTGTTCAGAACAACGGCAAAACCCTTGTCCCTTTGGACCTGTCAGGGAGCCGACAGAACCCCCTTGCCTCTCAGGGGAACTCCTACCCCCCGAACGTAAGCCAAGCCAGCCAGGGAGCCTCCCCTTCAGCTTCAACCGTAGCAGGCTTGAGGCAAGTCCCTTCCCGGCGAACGGCATAACACTCGATAAGGGTGTATCAATAACGATACAGAGTGTTGACTATATTTTGCTAGATGAAATGCGCCTTTAGAAATGGAGGCGCATTTTTTCGTTGTGTTATTTTTGGGAATATGATTTAATACGGTGCCCCAATTGGTGCGGGGGTTTTATGGAGTTTAGTTAGATGGAAAAAACTTTGAGGCAAGTAGAACTAGAGGGTAAACAAGCCTTTAAAAACTGCGTTCCACTTTCTGAGTGCCCGTATAAACCTGATTACTTTGGTCCGGGGTGGTTTACTCAGATGGATTTGCAGGAGGCATGGGAGGCCGGGTGGCATGAAGGCTACGAAGAAAAGTTTGGGAAATGCGCACGCTCAGTTTTGGAGGGCAAATAATTATGGCTTGGATCATTGAAGCGTCAGGATGGTATCTCAGGGGATCAACATGGACAGGCTCACCGGAAAGAGCGACACCTTACGAAAGCCGAGAAATCGCGGTTGCCAGAATTCAGCAACTAAAACAAATCAAGAGAGGGCAACCAGGATATATCGGAATTAACACATGGGGAGTTATCAGGGTGATTAAATATGAGAGGGAGCAATTTAATGAAGTGGTATAAAAGATATGATCCAGTAATGCTGGCAATAGCAGTCGCGTTTGCTACAGCTTTATTTGGGGCGTTGCAAGTATTAGGGTTTGGAGTAATACAATGAAATTCGTAGCAAGCGATTTTTTGGAAAACAGCGAGATGGTCGCAATCGATGCGCCAGTCGTCACCGATAAGGCCGTAAATGCGGATGCGGATACGGCGCAGCCCGGCGCCATGATGTTTTATACCGCCCTAGTTTGCGACGCTATGCGCGTCCAGGGCGGTATTGCGGTGGCCGATCTGTGCCCTGATGATATCCGCACGATTATCCAGTGTTTCCATGATGCGCGAAACCAGGATTATTGCGCATCCGTTATCCTTTCCGCACGCAAGCAACCAGAATACTGGCGGCGGCGCTGGTTGAATACTTTGAATACCCCGCCAGAAGCGGGGTAAGACTGTATAGACGTTGAACCAAGCTGACACCGGCGCTGGTTGAATACTTTCATAACCCCGCTTCTGGCGGGGTTTTTTCTGCCCCGCTTTCACTTGGCTGATCTGCCGCACGTGTGGCGGATATGCCGCTGCTCACCGCGGGCGGGATAATTGTAACAAAGTGTAATGCGCGGCGATCGCCCGCTTGACAGGCGGAGG